TTACACAAGATCTACCAGACAATCCTTTTGCAGTGTCTAATGGTAGCGCAACAATAACAGTAACACATACTAGTCATGGTTTATCTGTAGGACACAAAGTAACATTTACAGGTAGTGCAGCTATAGGAGGTATAACTCCAAATGCTGTTGAAATGGCAGTTACAGGTGTAACAGATGCTAATACTTACACAGTATCTTTTACATCTAATGCTACATCTACTGCAAGTGGTGTTGGCGGTACATCAGTAACAGCTACATACAGTCAATCATATTCTATATATAAATATACCACTTCTGGTTGGACTCCAATTGCTTCTAATAGATCTAACATAGGAGTTTCAAAATTAAGAACTAGTGAAATTTCATTTGCAGGTTCTACTACCGTAATTATATGTGATGGTGTTAATGTCCCTGCAAAATATGATCAAACAACATTTACAGAATTTTCAACAGATGGAAGTTCTAATTTTTTGAATAACCAATCTGGAGCAGCTTTTACAACAGATTTTAAAAGCAAACAATTTTTTGCAGGTTTTCCTGCAAGTCATTTAGGACCAAATATTCTTATACATACAAATTCAAATACAGACAGTACATTTACATCAGGAGGAGATGCTGCTTCTTTTAATTTGGGTTTTAATATTGTTGGGATAGCAAAATTTAGAGATGCTTTATTTGTATTTGGAAAAGATAAAATAAAAAAAATTGTGCTAGAAGGTACAACTTTTTCTCAACAGGAAGTAACAAATAATATTGGTTGCATTGCTACAGATAGTATCGTTGAATTAGGTGGTGATGTATTATTTTTAGCCTCTGATGGTATTCGTCCTATTCAAGGTACTGCCAGAATTGGTGACGTAGAACTTGAAACTATTTCTAAACCTGTACAACAGTTGCTGCAATCACTGCCTAGTACACATGACTTAACTAATATGTCTTCTGTGGTTATTAGAAATAAATCTCAGTTCCGTTACTTTTTTCCTAAAACAACTACAGCGGCTGCTGATACAGCAGGTATTATAGGAGGTCTTAGGTTTGCAGATAGAAGAGTAGGTTGGGAGTTTGGTGAGTTACTAGGTATAAGAGCTTTCGTAGCTACCAGTGGTTTAATAGACGATGTTGAAGTTGTATTACATGGGGATTTAAATGGTGAGATATATCAGCAAGAATCTGGTAGTACTTTTGATACTGCTGATGTTACGGCAGTTTATGCATCTCCCTTTTTATATTTCGACTCTACCGAAAAACGCAAAATATATCAGCATATCACCTTATTTACTAGGCCAGAAGGAGAATCTACAATCAACTTAGGTATCGCTTATGATTGGGATGATCCTAATACGCCAAACCCAAATACGTATTCTTTAACAACAGCAGGTTCATTAGCAAGATATACGACTACAAATAGCACATATGATGCTACATTTAAGTTTGATGGTTCGACTAGTCCAGTGTTAGAGACTAATGTCCAAGGATCAGGGAGAGCTATATCTTTGGTCATAACATCAACAGGAACTCAAGCACCTTACAGTGTTAGTGGGTTCTCCATAACATACCAGGATGCAGGATACAGATAATGGCAGGATATACTAGACAATCAGCAGCGCAAATAGTTAGTGGTGAGGTTATATCAGCAGCACCAATTAATGCAGAACTTAACCAAGTTTTAGCAGCCTTTAACGAATCTACAGGTCACTCACATGATGGTACATCAGCAGAAGGTCCACCAATAGATAGAGTAGCAGATGCTGATCAAAACAATAAGATACTTATAGATACATCTAATGATCATATTGAATTTTATGTTCAAGATGGTTCTTCTTCTGTACAACAAGTTCATATTGCAGATGGTGCTATACTTCCTACATCTAATAATGATATAAATCTAGGCTCTGCTTCATTAAAATTTTCAGATATATATTCAGCAGGTACTACAAGAATGGAAAATGCTACTGTAGCTGGTACATTAGGTGTTACTGGTGCGCTTACTGGATCTAGTACAGTACAGGGAACAACAATAACTGCTACTACTGCATTTGTACCTGATGCATCTGATGGTGCTGCACTAGGTACATCATCATTAGAGTTTAGTGATCTGTTCCTTGCTGATGAGGCTGTAATTAATTTGGGAGATGACCAAGATGTTACACTAACTCATGTGCATAATACGGGTGTATTATTAAACAGCACTAATCAGCTACAGTTTGGAGATAGCGGTACGTACATACATCAATCTGCTGATGGCGTACTGGATCTTGTATCGGATAGTGAAGTAGAAATAAACGGTACTACAATAGATATAAACGGTGCTGTAGATATGAGCAGTACGTTAGGTGTTACTGGTAAGATTACTGCTGATGCTGGTATTGATATAGATAATTTTAATATTGATGGTACAACTATAGCATTATCCTCTGGTGATATGACATTAGATGGTGCAGGGGATATTTTACTTGATGCAGCAGGTGAAGAAGTTATATTTAAAGATGGAAGTACTAATGTTGGTCATGTTAGTATGGACAGCGATAACCTGACAATTAAATCACTTGTAAGTGATAAAGATATAATCTTTCAAGGTAATGACGGTGGATCAGGTATTACTGCATTAACACTGGATATGTCAGAAGCAGGAGCAGCTACATTTAACTCTTCCGTTACTGCTACTGCACTTAGCGTAGGTGACGGTAATATAACTAACGTAGGCGATATTGCTCTTGATTCTATATCTGCTGATGATACTGATATTAATGTAGCAGTAACAGATAACTCAGCAACTGCATTTACAATTAAACAAGGATCAGATGCTTATCTTGTTGTTGATACAGCTAACAGCAGTGAGTCAGTATCTATCGGTACTGGCGTATCTGGTACTGCTGTAACAATAGGACATGGTACATCTGAAGTAACCATAGGTGATAACTTAACCGTTTCAGGTAATCTTACAGTTAGTGGAACACAGACAGTTGTAGATACTGTTACGATGAATGCAGAGAATGCTGTAGTATTTGAAGGTGCTACTGCTGATGCACATGAAACTACACTTACTATAATAGATCCTACTGCTGATCGTACAATTAACCTACCCAATCAATCTGGTACAATTCCAGTACTAGCTGCTGTAAGTACAACGCAAGTTTCAGCTACTCCTGAAGAATTAAACATAATGGATGGTGTTACTGCTTCTACAGCAGAACTAAACATAATGGATGGAGTAACAGCTACAACTACTGAACTAAACTTAATGGACGGTGACAGTACAGTAGGAACAACAGCAATTGCAGATGGTGATGGCTTAATTATCAACGATGCTGGTACGATGAGACAAGCTACTGTGCAAACTTTAGCTGCCTATTTAGATGATGAAATAACTGCAATGCCAAATTTGGTAACTACTGCTGCTACTACAGTAGGTGCATTAAATAGTGGCAGTATTACTTCAGGGTTCGGTGCGATTGATAATGGATCATCTGCCATAACTACAACAGGCACAGTTACTTTTGGTTCATTATCAGATGGCACTATAACAGCAACAGCATTTGTTGATGAAGATGATATGACTTCTAACAGTGCTACACTTATTCCTACTCAACAGTCTGTTAAAGCATATGTAGATGCTAATAAAAACGTATCAGGTTTAAATGCCACAGGTGCAGAAATAAATACTGTTGCAGATGCTTCAGCTATTAGTATAGATACCAGTACTGCTATAGCTAATAATGATGCTATATTAATGTATGACAATAGTGCTACAGCTATGAAGTACTTTGATGTAGATCTGCTGGATACTTATTATGCAAGTAGCACTCAGACATTATCAAATAAAACCTTGACAGCACCCAAAATAGTTGATGGTGGTTTTATAGCAGATGCTAATGGTAATGAAGCTGTAGTATTACAAACTGCCAGTTCTGCCGTAAATGCTTTAGAAATAACTAACGCAGCATCAGGTGGATCTGTAGTTGTCGGAGCTATGGGAGATGATTCTAACATCGACATAGACATTACACCAAAAGGAACTGGTGAAGTAAACATAGCAGCAGGTAACTTAAACTATGCAGGTACAGCCATTACATCTACTGGTGCAGAGATAAATAAACTAGATGGATACAATGGATCTGTAACTGAACTGAACTATCTTAAAGACTTATATGATACTGGTGTTACTAATACAGAATATGATTACTTGGACGGTGTAACAAGTAACATACAAACACAATTGAATGCTAGAGCATCGACAGGTAAGGCTATTGCAATGGCAATGGT